CCATCGCGGTTTCTTCGGACGTAGGATTCTGTTGCCACTGCGCATTCCATTTGCCCACGGACAGCGAAGCTTTGACCTTGAGAAGCTCGTCTTTTTTCCAAAACTCAGGCCATAATGGTTCCCCCGACGGCATAATTGCAGGAAATTCTACAACTTCCCACTGGTCAGCCATTACATCTTTGGCCTGTGCAGACAGTAACCTGCCCGTGATATCCTTCTTTGACCACCGGGTCTGGACAATAATTATGCTGCCACCCGGCTGGAGTCTCTGTCTAGGACCCGAAGTGTACCACTCATACGCATTATCGTAAGCAGTCGTGGACAAAGCATCTTGTTCCGAGTGCGGGTCATCGATGATAAGCAAGTCTGCGCCACGACCAGTCATCGCCGCTCCCACCCCTGCTGCGAAATATTCCCCGCCGACGCTAGTCTCCCACCGACCAGCAGCTTGGCTGTCCTGTTTAAGGTCCGTGTTGGGAAAGACCTCCCGATATACCGGGTCGGCGATCAGGTCTCGGACCTTTCTCCCAAATCTTACAGCAAGCTCGGTGTTCATGGTAGCCTGAATGATTTTTAACTTGGGATTTCTGCCCAAGAACCAGGACGGCATGAGATAGGATGCAAATTCTGATTTAGAATGTCGGGGTGGCATGTTGACAATCAGTCTTTTCAAGTCACCCTTGGCAATCCGCTCCAGCTTTTCCGCAATGATTCTATGATGGGTCCCCTCTATGAAGTTCTCATAAACATGGTGGACATAGGGCATGAACTCTTCCTGCGCACGTTCTCGGAGTTCGAGTCGCTTTGCTTGGTCCTCAAGCAGGTAAATCTCCTTGAGTACGTCGTCGGGCAGTAGTTCTAGGCTGGCTGTGTTCTCCATACCCGAACGATAATATACGCGAATGAATTTATCAACCCAACGACACGACACGACTGTACTGCTGACCATCCCCCCAATATTAGGGGGGCGGGGGGCCGTTGGAACAAAACGTGAACAGATAATTCTGTCAGTAACACCGAGTTTGGGGGGCTGTGAACCATAGGTTGTAAAAAAAAGTTGTATACAACCAAATTAATTTACATTTAATACTTGACTATATGGGATATTCCTCTAATATCGTAGATATAACGACATTAACAAACAGGAGAATAAAAATGTCAAAAGCAATCAAAAAGCCAGTCGGTCGTCCAATGTCCAACGTGGCAAACTTACAGGCTAAACATAACAGCCTGCTGACTGCTGAGAAGAAAGCTATTGAAGCCCGTAAAAACTTCGAAGCTCAAATTCGCAACGGGGACTTTCCAGAAGCTTTCATTCTAGAGCCAGCCCCCCTCAGAATGTTTGTCCCTGCCCCAAAATGGCAAGCCAAGGTCGGACCGGAATGGATTAAGGAAAATGAAGTTCCGCAAAACAGACAAGCGATTATCAAACATCGCTAAACACCAACACCAACAGGGGGGCTTCGGCCCCCCAGAAAGGCTATACAATGTCATTAAATTGGAATGCAGAATCCGTCAAAGGCTGGGAAGATTTACCCAGCTATAAATACACAGTCATCGACTGGACTATGGCTGTCGGTATAGGACAGATAAAAAAGTCCAACGTCGGCGAATGGTGCGACCGAGCAAGATTTATGCGGTTAATCCACGGTCCTATTTTCTGGATAAACGGAGAGCACAGACCGGATGGAGAAGACTATCATCCCCTTGAAGACCGAGAGTTCATAACACAGATGATCGGCCTTCACACTAATGCCTCCAACGTAGGCCAAGCAAAATGGTTGAAGGGACTGTATGAAGGCAAGGTCTCAGACTGGGCATGGCAACGGAGAGACGAATGTTCTGGGGAGTAATGTCAGTGATATTCGGAGCAGCAGGGGCAACCCTGCTGTTCACTGGGGCGGACCTGTGGGGCCGTGATGAATTCCCGCTATTGGCTATAGAGTTTATGGTCATGGGAGCAGTCGTCATAGCAACAGGAATCGCATTCGCAATCAAAGCAGGGAGGTGGTAAGGGAATGGGGCTTCGGCCCCATTCTTTACAGGCGCGCCTGTTATATACGGGGCCAGGTCGCAGGTCGCAGGAACTATTTTTTTATATATAAATTGCGCGGGGCCGCAGGTCGCAGGACTAAGGAAAAAATATCTTGTTTCTTATGGGATAATCCTATATACTGAATCCAGCCCCACACGGGGACCAATAGGACAGTAATACTGACCTAAACAACAAAATGAAAGAGAGAATAAAAAATGAGTGATACAACAAACATATTCACTGACGGTGCAGACGTTACAATCGAAACAACTTGGATAAAGACAGACGGGAAAGAACCGACAAGATTGTTAGTCGTCAGAACAGACAAGCATGAAGTTACTTTCTTCATGAAAGAGGACTGCAAGGTTTTACTTGTCAGTGATTAGAGGTTTCTCTCGTACCGGGCCAGCTTGCGCTGGCCCGGTTTCGTTTATGAAAGGAAAAAGCAGATGACATACGAAGAGTTTGAAAAAGAATGTAGTCGAGAACTACACAAGGCTGGATTCCCATTTACTATTCACGACCTAGCAGATGCAAGCTGGCGCGATTACTTTGACGCTGGCATGTCCCCGCGCGATGCAATCGAATGCGCGAATGATGATTACTGGGACGGGGAATTGAGTGACATTCTGCATGGATAACCAGACTGGATCAGCGCAAGCTGATCCAGATTATTTTTTTATATATAAATTGCGCGGGGCCGCAGGCCGCAGGCCGCAGGATTAGATAAAAAGAACAAGGCCGCAGGCCGCAGGATTAGGGCTTGCATAATGTGGGAATATCCCATAAGATAAGAAAACTATAACAGAAAGCGAGAAAAAAATGGTTGCAATACTTTCTAAACCGTCAAAAATGCCGGGGACTAGCTTTTCAATACCAGCGCAACATTGCGTGACTGGTTCAGTACTAGCAAAAATCCCCGGTTCAGTTTGTTTTGAATGCTATGCATTGAAAGGCGCATACATATGGCCCATAGTTCAAAACGCTATGGAATACAGACTGAACTTATTAAACTCACCAGATTTTGTTTCCATAATGGTCGCAGAATTAAACAAGAGACGGGCAAAAGAACATCGCTGGTGGGATTCAGGCGACGTTCACAGCGTCGCACATTGCCTCAAGATAATTGCAGTGTGCAGATTAACGCCTAATAAAAAACACTGGATACCGACAAAAGAACGCAAGCTGTGGCAACAAGCTTTAAAAATGGAAAGCTTGCCAGATAACGCTGTTATCAGATACAGCGCAACAATGATTGATAAAGCCCCGCCTAAAGACTGGACAAATTCCAGCGCGGTTATAACAGACAAGGCGGCGCCAATTGGCAAACTGTGCGAAGCATACCGCACGAAGAAAAATGGTGAGATGATATCACACGACGAATACGAAACCGCAAAGAAAGAAAAACAGATAAGCAAAATTGACCTTGGCTACTGTGGCGACTGCCGCGCTTGCTGGTCGCGTGATGTTAAAACCGTATCTTATCCCAAACACTAGAGCACATTGTCCAGGCTGATTGACATCAGCCTGGACATCTCTTATTCTGATCATGATCATTTTAGATTCTCCAATAACTATGGGTCGCAGGCGCAGGCCGCAGGCGGCCCACTTTTTTATAGAGACCAGAGGGCGCAGGCCGCAGGCCGCAGGTTCGAGGCACAGGAATCTAGATCACCACAGAATAGGGCCGCAGGCCGCAGGTCATCGAATCTCGCACCTTGGATCTGGGCCGCAAGACCCCCGTCAAATAAAAAAGCAAGCCTCTCAGAGGGGCTGTAAGCAAGAAAAAAACTTACACCACCACAGCGAGAATGGCTGGTATGCCATGCAATCTGTGAAGGTTGTATCTCGATTGCGTTATTTTTTGTTATTTTTAATTCAACCCATACGGGTACGCCATCAATGCACAGATAACAGTCTGGCATTCCTTCTGAAACACGATTCTCAATCCGTTGGCAATGGGTCTTTTTCGGCAGGGACTTCTTCAAAGACAGCCACAGTTTCTTCTCTGTGTTCAATAGCTTTCGCATCCGCTATTTCCCCTTCAATGAATGCGTGTGGATATGACTTCCGCAGTTCAGCTAGACGGGCAACAATGTCCTGCTTACTCATGTTGTCAAGCTGATGGATATGTTGCTGTTCACGTCTGTCAATAGTAAGACCGCCCAAGGCGGAGCGGATTTTCTCAGCGTTGATTGCGGCAGAATATTGCCCTGCCTCTTCCGCACCCCTCGACAGTTCGTCCAGACGTTTAAGCTGGTGCATCAGGGTCACACCATATTTTCTTTCAGCCGCCTGTCTGAGTTCTTTTATCAGTTCGACAACTTCTGGAAAGTCTGTGCCGTTCAGAAATTTGCTGGCCTGTATTCTGGCAGACTTTTCTGCATACCCTGCCATTCTTGCACACTCAGCATTACTGTGGCGCCCCTCGACATAAAGCTTGGCAAAAGTCTTCTGTCTTTCTGTCAGCCCTGCTGGCCTGCCGACTTTGCCTATAGTGTTTTTTTTGGGTTGTTTAGTTTCAGATTTCAAAAGTCACTCCCGTGCGGACTTAAAAGTGTTACAACGTTACAGAAGTGTTACAGCTGTAACCGTTGCTGTACAAGGGTTGTAACGTTTGTAACGTTTGTAACGGCATATTTGAAAAAAACTTTTGAAAAGTTAAAGGGCAGAAAAAACTTTATAGTAATGTTCATTTTATGCTTGACTATCCCATGTGGTCTTATAATATGGTCTTAGAAGTTACGTTATTATATCGGAGGACAAGTGATATGACAACACAAACACAGGACCAAGGTTCGTGGATCAAGGACGGTGATTTTAAGTTCATCAACGAAGGTTCAATCATGTTGGTTCAGCCTATGAATGATGATGCCTCTCAGTGGTTAACACAAACGTCTCATGCCGCGTATGAGGCTGGCGTTGAGTGGCAATTTTTTGGACGGTCTTTGGTCATCGAACCAAGGTACATTGATAACATTTTATGCCTTCTGAATGATGAAGGCTGGAGGGTAAGCTAATGGGTACAAGAGCGATATATTTTTTCGAGGAACGTTTGGACGATGATTCCTACTACGCTGTCTACAAACATTATGATGGATACCCACAGGGTGCGGCAGCGCACATTGAGGATGCCAAGGCATATGCTTGGCCTTTGCCAAGGTGGGAAGCTGACGAATTTGCGGCAGCGTTTGTTGCGGCAAACAAAAACCCCAAGGGCGGTGAGGTTCGACTGCTTCCAAACTTTGAACACACATCAATCCCCATGATGATGGAAGAAAACAAATGGTGCGACTTCTACTACATCATCAGTTGGGATGACTACGACATGGAAATGTTCGTGACAATTTTTGAAAGTCGCTATGACGAAAAACTAGAAACGCAATACTGGCATGAGACTGCCAGCATGAGGCACAGTGAAATGCTACGGGCATATGCGGAGGCAAGCTAATGGGCAAGCTAAAACAGTTGATGATTGAAGAGATGGGCATGGCAACTGAGCATGGTGATCTAATGGGTGATGGCATGATGTTCACCACCCACCCGACTGACCACATACAATGGTCAGAGTTGCAGATGTTCATCAACAGACTGCGCCAGTATTACGAACTGCTAGACCGTGAGATCATGGTGATCAACAGCTATCACAATGCTGGCTGGGACTTCATGTCGAACAGCCAAGAGAAGCCGCCAGAGAATGGCATTGAGATTCAGTGGAAGCAAATAGATTCAGGCGAAGGATGGCAGGACTATGAGTGACATGATATCTTTTGACTTTACGCTGGACAATATTCTCAGCGTCAAAGCACCGAGGGACACGGACCCAGATACACTGCACGAGGCAGTGAGGGATAAGTTAATCACATTAATTCAAGGCAAGCATGAATGCTTCATGTTTGAAGGCACGTTCGAGGAGGACAGCAATGACGGAAGTTGAAAAATCATTCGAGCGCATACAGCGTAGGCGTATGCCGTTGCACATGGTTGCTGAATCATGGGGCGGTGGCTATGACCTACGGGACACAGAACTGTGCGTGTTTTATTTTGGTGACGGGCAGTTTGTTCTGCGCCCGAAGACAATCAGGACAGGAGACTTGGAGGAAAACTGCACAGCCATTCACATGGGTGGAGGTTTCGACAAAGTATTCGTGGTGTTGGAAGACATCGAAACAATTAACGACTTTTTATTTGGAGTGACTAATGCCTAGAGTAATTATTTCATGGGAATGGGAAGAAGCCTTCTCAAAGTTCGGGTTCGGTGACGGTGATAGTTGGAACGGAACGCATGAGGTCGTGGGTGAGATTGAAAGCCTTGGCTATGAATGCGAGACGGAAAACTGGGGCTGCCACAACTACATGATTTTTAACATCAAGAAGGACGGCAAGTCTATCCTGTTTCCAGAAGACAAAGAACTTGGTCACAATCTGGATGAGTGGTTGCCTGAGATACAACAAAGGATCAGGGATCGAGATACGTCAGCAAAAGACCCCAGACGTAGGTCGCTTGAACCACTGGGCTACGAAGAGCCACGCCTGTATCTACCGGACGACATCATCAAACATCTGGACAGTGTCTTTACGGACGAGTGGGAGGAACCTTATGACTATTGATTTAGAAAAGCAGATACTTGAACAGGCGGACAAAGAGGACAAGCAACGTCGTGCGGAGTATGCCAGAAAGCTAAAAGAACATCTTATTTCCATGCCCAAGGTTTTGCATGATCTTATCCCTGCGTTTGAAAACGCAGACGTGTTTGCGGGAATCACGCAACAGGACTTAACTTATGCAAGGGCCATAGGGTTGATGGCTGAGATGGCTGACGAAGACCTAGCCTTGTTACGGACTCATGCGTTCTTTTTAATTGATGGCGTGATACGAACGGACAAAGGTCATAACTCTCGGTCCACAAAACTTAGCTATGAATTGACGGGTTTTTTCAAGCAGAAGGAACGCACCAAGGAAGAACAGGAATTGTATTCGCTTGCCTTTCCTCTCAGCAAGAGGGGAGAAACTTTGTGTACTCCACTTGGGGCAAAGGTAATACTAAACTTTCTTGCTGTGTTTGGTACTGAGCAATTCATAGAAGGCAATCTAAGACAAAGGTCAGAGGCTCTATTTTCGTTGCACAAATATGCAATGATGATTCCATCCAAACAGGTGTTGGACGGCCCGTTTCCTGCGGTCAAAAGTGGCTTTGTTGATTCAAGCAAACAGCTTTTCATGGACGACGGCAGGTTGGTTTTGCGTAAACCTGTCAAACCTGATGTTGAGAGAAAACCAAACGGTCAGTTTGCAAAGGGACATCATGTGCCAGAAGAATGGAAGCAACAGGCGGAAGCGGAGGTAGCTGTGGGCGAACGAAAAGAAACAGTCGTGAAGGGTAGGCCGTATGATCAAAAGACACTGCGTAAAAAAATGCTGGAAAGAAATCCTGTGTGCCCGTTTACAAACATATCAAGCCCAAAGTTTTTGAGGGTGTCACACATCAAGCCTGATTCTGAGTGTGAAGGTAGTGAAGGGGCAGACCCAGCTAACATTCTAATGCTGTCTATTCTGCCAGACAAACTGTTTGACTGTGAAGCAGTGGAAGGGTTCCAACGAGTAGCGTTCATTTCATTTAATGATGAAGGCAGGGTGATGCGTAGCACCAAGGTTACAAACGAAGAGTTACTGGCTCTTGGCTTGCCTAAAAATTGGTGGACTGTTTCCATCGCACATCTGTTGCAAGGTGGGGAAGGTGAGCGACGCAAGCGTTACCTGAAATGGCACAGGGAAAATATGTTCTATGATAACGTAATAAAGAAAGGGAAATCATGATTACTGATTATCATTGCACAGAGTGTGCCGCCCAGGCGATAGTAGTAGAACAGGGGCAGTACTATTGCCCCAAATGTTGGTTCAAATTGTTTACGAAGGTATATAATCATGACAAAATTAAAAACTGTAAGTCAATTTCCGTCAGCGAAACTGACCCAATACAGGGTAGGTCTGGTCGTGGAGTTTTACAGAGATCAGTTCGTGAAAGCAATAGACGAAGAAGAGGCCAAAGAGTTAGCAGAAAATAGACTGCGTAGGCGTACAGGTTTGATGAACAGCCTTAACTTTTCTATCGGTGATGTTGAGGTGGTAGACGTGGAGCAGACAAGTGATAGAAAAAAGTGAAGAGATAGGCGATGCCGCCTCAGATATTGTGAGGGACACAGTCAAGACTCTGCAAGAGTTAGGTGTCGAGCAGGACTTTGCGGCATACCTGATGTTATGTGCAGGACTTGGGCTGGCTATTATGGGCAACAGAAATAGTCCGATTGTTGTAACTCAACTGTTAGCATCAGCCATGATGATTGCGAATCAAAACATAATGGATATGGAGGAAAAGGATGACAATCGAACAAAATATCATTGACTATTACAAACAGCTAGAAGGCTTCACGATCATCAAATACATGGGGATTGCGGAAGACCCCTATGGTGGCGATGGCTTCCCAAGGTTTCTTTTGCAGAAGCGTGGTCATGAAGATGTGATGATTGAGGTTAGTCGTGACCCAGAAGGCAACAGTGGTGGCTTCTTGTTTATCTCAGACCCACAGCCTATGGAGAAAAATAATGACTAAAGCAGAAGACAAAATCATTGATGATACGCAAATGCCGTTGGACGCAGGCAGATGCCCCAGGTGCTCTAGTAATTTGTCTCTCAACAAAATAGATGGGAAGATTGCTTGTCAGGTGTGTGGCCTTGAAATTGTTGACAGTTGGATGATATCTGATAGGATATCAGACAGTAACGAGGAGTCCGATATGGAAACACATTTGTTGCCTGACGAAGCCGCCATTGCCGCCAAAGAACCGAGGATGAAGTGGCAAGAAGCGGTGACCACCATCGATAAAGTCATAGAAGATTGGCTGACTGATGGCGGTGACGTGGGTGGTGAGGTAGAGGCTAACGTCCGTGCCGCATGGCATAGAATTTTACAGGGCTGAGTATGTCAAAAGACAATGTGATCTATCTGCACAGCAAGCTTGTGTTTAAGAAAGACCCCGTGCCCACAGTGTGCGAGGTCGCAGGTCAGATGCTAAAGGACGTAGTTATTTTGGGCGAAGCAGAGGACGGGACAATCAAAATGATGACTACCCAGCCTGACCCTGCTGAAATTATATATTACCTTGAGAACGCCAAGTATGCGATTCTCGCTGGAGGATTAGATGATGACGAATAACATTACAGATGAGACGCAGAGAATGTTCGACGTGTGTGATCAGTATTGTGGCGGGGAGATAAATTTAGAGCAAGCGATAAAGAAGTATCGTGAGTTCATCCCATCGGCAAGCGACGAAGAACTTGAAATCCTTCTGACAGGATTTCAGAGAGACAATGTTGTCAAGTTTCCGAGATCTTAAATGTTCAGATACAAAACGAAGCCGTATGAGCATCAACGGATTGCCCTTGAGAAATCATACAACAAGAAGAACTTCGGATACTTTATGGAGATGGGCTGTGGTAAATCAAAAGTTTTGCTCGACAACATTACATGGCTATACGACAACAAGCTTATCGACACAGCGGTCATCGTTGCGCCAAAGGGTGTGTATCGAAACTGGGAAGTATCAGAAATACCGACTCACTTACCAGAAGACATTGAACCAGAGATATATGTTTGGAGTGCGAACCCTAACAAGGCTCAAAGGGAACGTCTATCCGAAGGGGTTGAGAAGCGTGAGAAGTTCCGCATCTTGCTGGTCAACGTGGAGGGATTTGGAGCGTCGAAGAAGGTCTCTCAATATCTGGATCTGTTTACACAAGGCTCGACTTTCTTACTTGCGGTCGATGAGAGCACAACTATTAAGAACCCCAAGGCCAAGCGGACTAAGGCTTTGGTTAAGCTTGGTCAGAGTGCAACGTACAAACGTATCCTTACCGGATCGCCCGTTACTAAATCGCCTATGGATCTCTACGCACAGTGTGGGTTCATGGACAAACGATTGCTGGGATTCGACAGTTACTATTCCTTCCAAGGACGGTACGCTATTACACGGACTCAGCGCATGGGTTCGCACAGCTTTCAGCAAATTGTTGGGTATCGTAACTTGGAAGAACTGTCGGACAAGCTGGCTGGCTTTTCGTACCGAGTAACAAAGGAAGAGGCTCTTGACCTACCAGACAAGATTTACACCACTCGTGAAGTGTACTGCACAAAAGAACAGATACAATATTATCACTCCATCAAGACCGCAGCTATTGCTTTGCTCGATGAAGGACAGTTAGTTTCTGCGCCAGCAGTCATGACACAACTGCTTCGGTTACAACAGATACTGTGCGGTCACATCATGACAGATGATGGTGAACTGGTGGAGATTCCAACCAAGCGTGTTGATGCCTTGCTTGAGACAATAGAAGAGATGTCTGGCAAGGTGATAATCTGGTCGAGGTTCAGATACGACATACGAAAGATAGCTGTCATGCTAGAGTCAAAGTACGGCCCAGGATCTACGGTCAACTACTTTGGTGATACGTCCGATGCTGACAGACAAGAAGCCATCAAGCAGTTTCAGTTCGGGGATGCAAGGTTCTTCGTTGCCAACCCACAGACAGCAGGTTATGGCCTGACGCTGACGGCTGCAACTAATGTGATCTATTATGCGAACGACTTCAATCTTGAGACTCGTGTTCAGTCGGAGGATCGTGCTCATCGTATCGGTCAGCATCATCCGGTGACATATGTTGACCTGATGACAAAGGGCACGGTTGATGTTCACATTGTAAAGTCTCTTCGGAATAAGATTGATCTATCAGCGAAGACGTTGGGTGAAGAAGCCCGTCAATGGTTGGAACTTGACCCCCGTCGAAGTGCCGATTAGATGCCTGTTTCGCGGCATATTTCACAGCGTTGTTATCTGGTGAGCGCGATAGCTGATACGGATACAAGGCACAGGACCCAGTTTCGAGGTCCACATACAGAAGACGGACACCCAGTTTCTTTTGGATGTCTGATAGTAGACGTGAGATTATCGAGCCGTCCTTTCTACGGCCCACAGTCTTCACGTCAAACAACAACAATTCACTCTTCGGGGTGAGGGCAATGAGGTCTATCGGGCCTTGTTCAATAAACGGAGTGTAGACATAACAGTTCTGGGACATCAACCAAGAAGCTGCAATGAGTTCAGATCTTTTACCATCACGAATCTGATGTGCTATTCTCATTTTTTTCTTGACCCCCCGATCAGATATGAGATACACTTATAACAGTAACACATGAAGAGAAGGGCAACAATCATGGACACCACAAAGTGGAAATCAGTAGCAGTCAACATTGACGTTTACAAAATTTTGAAGACACGGGCAGAGAAGAACGACAGGAGCGTCAGTGGTGAACTGGCTCACATTGTCAAGACAGCAACGTCTCAAGAAAAAGCTGCCTAGATATTATAGCTGCTCACTATAGTTAAACTGGATAGCCCTTGAGCAAGGCACTATGGCCCCGACAAACGGACAAGGGGCAAGGAGGATCGAAGAATGCAACAGATTGCATCTCTTATATCAAAACAACGTCAACTTAGTGCAGACATGGAGACTGATGAACAGGTATCTGTTCTGCAATCGTTGATAAAAAAACCACCTCAAAACTCAAGAGTCGTACAGATATCGCCAGAACTGGCAATGTATATTCTTGAGAACTTGAATGTGGGTAATCGAACACAAAAGGTACGTTCGATTAAACTTTACTCTCGTGACATGGCAAACAACAACTGGTCTTTGACTGGTCAGCCCATCGTGTTTGGAAATCATGGCTATCTGCTAGATGGTCAGAACAGACTGGCGGGTTGTGTTCGTGCAGGAGTGCCGTTCACCAGTCACGCTGTGTTTGGTGTAGACCCTTCAAGCTTTGTGCATTTTGACATTGGCAAGAATCGTTCAGCGGCAGATGTGTTCACGATTATGGGTATCAAGTACCCTCGTGAGACAGGCTTCGCAGTTCGGATGCTGTATGCGTGGAGTCGAGGCTTACCAGAAGCCAGAGGCATTGCTCTGAACAACGATGATCTTCGTACCATGTATAATAAAATGGACACGGATCTTTTGGAACTTGCCATTAAGTTTTCAAAGAAAGCGAATCAAACGACAAGCTATCCTGTTTCTTCTTTGACATCTCTGTTTTATACAGCCGCAAAGAAGGGAGACTTAGACCTGGCTAAAAAGTTTATGGAAGATTTGTCACAAGGCTTCGGCAAAGGGCCTCGTTCACCAATCAGATTACTGTTGGAAACAATTATCCGATTGAAGATGGACAAGACTGTGCCGCTTACCATGTTCATGTACAACATACTTTTGATTCGTACTTGGAACAACTACAAGCTAGGCAAAGCCAGCATGAAGAAAGACATGCAGTTTAATAAAAACGATGTCTTGCCAGACGTTTATTAACAACTTGACATACCTCTGGGGAGTGGGTTTATACTCTCCGTCACACCCGAAGGGGTTAAACTTTAACGTAGAAAGTACAGGAGATTGTACGATGAGCGATGTGTTTTCGCTATTTGATGAGGAAGTCAATGCCTCGAAGTTTGACAAAGTTGACGGTGAGAGGGGCAGTGCTCTGTCTAGTCTCATCCGTCATTCAATAGAGATCGAAGCTAAGATTGCTGAAGCAGAGCAATACGTCAAGGATCTCAAATTCCAAAAGCGCAAGGTAAACGAAGAGGACATCCCCGCCCTGATGGAGGAGATGGGCATGGACTCTATTACAGTTGATGGCAACAAGGTTGCTTTGCGACGGTTCGTTCATGCGCGTATACCTGATGACAAGAAACACGAAGCTTTCACTTGGCTTCGGTCAATCGGGGAGGGTGATATCATCAAGAATGATGTTACAGTTTCTTTTAAATCTGGTGAGGACAACATGGCAAACTCTGTGGTCGAAGACCTGCGTAGCCAGTATGGTCTTGAACCAGCACAGAAAGAGCATGTCCATCCACAGACACTAAAAGCGTGGGCAAAAAATCGCATCGAGAGTGGACAAGAGTTAGACTTCGACACGTTCGGTGTACACGTTGGAACTGAAGCTAAGATATCAAGGAGTTAGAAATGTCTGGAGCAGTAGCACAAAAACAAAACACAGCAGTTGCAAACATCATGGATGATCTGTTCGACGCAGCGGGTCAGGGCATGGAAACAATCGGTGCAGACGATATGCAGATCCCGTTCTTGCGGATTCTACAGCCTCTGTCACCACAGTTAATTAAGACTGATCCGAAGTTTATCAAAGGCGCATCGGCTGGTGATATCTTCAACACAGTCACTGGTGATTACTGGGAAGCAGATGAAGGTGTGAACGTGCTGATGTGCGCTTACACTACTAAGTTCTTGGAGTTTCAATTGCGAGAAAATGGTGGTGGTTTCATGGGTGAACTGGAAAACACTCACCCGGACATTCGCCAGACACAGCGCAATGGTGCAAACGAAATGCTGCCAAATGGCAATGAACTTGTTCGTTCTGCACAGTTCCTTGTGCTTGCTTACAACGCTGACGGCATGACCACGCAGATGATCTGTGACATGAAGAAGACACAGATGAAGATTGCAAAGCAGTGGAACACCCGTCGTGCTGGTCTGAAGATCATGCATCCAACCAAGGGCCTGTTCAACCCACCAATGTGGGCTGTGCCGTGGAAGCTGACCTCGATTCAAGAGTCCAACGATAAAGGTTCGTGGTTCAACTACCAAGTTCAGCAGCTTGAGATGGAGTCCGTGCCAATGCCAGCGTTGCAGGAAGCGCGTGACTTGTACAATTCATACCGTGCCGGAGAAATTAAAATGAGTACCGGGGAAGAAAGTCAGACAACCACTTCGTCTGACAACACCGACGTACCATTTTAACCAGTTGGGGGCAGGGCCGATGACACCTTGCCCCCACCCTCTCTTGCCCGGAGTAACCAATGAACCAAGCCGAACGGTTCATGGCGGCGTTTGAAGGTTTCAGCACCGCACATGGACAGACACAGATATCAGATGAGAGACGTGCTGGAAAACAAAAGGCAGAGTCGCGCATCATTAGAAAGCCTCTTACGTTAGAACTTATTGTCGCACACCTTGAGGGTAAGCATGGCGTAGGTTCTATACCTATCAACGAAAACAGCCAATGTAAGTTCGGTGCGCTGGACATAGACCAGTATCCACTGGACCTTGTTGCACTTGACAAAAGACTACGGGACAATGATATTCCATGTGTGGTTTGCCGCTCGAAGTCAGGCGGTGCTCACATCTTTTTCTTCTTTACAGAATTTTTTAGCGCAGGTGTTTTCCGTGACAAAGCCACAGAGATTGCAGCCTATCTTGGATATGGTGGTTGTGAAATATTCCCGAAACAAGAAGAGATTCTTGTCGAGCGTGGTGACATTGGTAACTTTATCAACCTTCCGTACTTTGATGCGGAACAGACAATGCGTTACGCTGTCAAAGAAGACGGAAGCGAAGCGGACCTTACCGAATTTCTGGATCTAATAGAAGCCAGAAGAATTAAACCCAAACATTTTGAAAAGCTACAGCTTGGCGAACCTGTTAATGAGTTTGACCAGTGGGCACCTTGCCTGTCACACATGTTCAGTCAGGGCATACCAGAGGGTACGCGCAACACAGTTATGTTCGCTGCCGCTGTCGGTGCTAAGAAAGAACAGCCTGAGAAATGGAGAGAACGTCTTGAAGAAATTAATGTCAAATACTGTACGCCCCCTTTACCAGCTTCTGAAATCGTCACTATTCAGTCTCAACACGAGAAGAAGGAATATGGTTTCCCCTGTGACCAAGAACCCCTCAAGTCGTTCTGCAACAAAACGCTCTGCAAAACAAAAGCGTGTGGAATAGGTAGCCACATTCAGCATGTGGAGATCACAGGTTTGTGTGTAGTCAAGTCTGAGCCACCTGTGTGGTTCTGTGACGTGGGTGGTCGGCGTGTTGAATTAACAACCGATGATCTACAAACACCACAGCGTTTCCAGAAGGCATGTATGGAACAGATACATGTTATGCCTCCGATGATGAAGATAGCAGACTGGCAGGTAATTGTGTCCATGTTGATGGACGGCATGAGTGAAATAGATGTACCGGAAGAACTTACCTATAAAGGCCAGTTCATGGACTTGCTAGAGGGCTTTTGTGACGGTCGGGTACAAGCCCAGTCCGCTGAAGAGATTGCACTTGGCAAGCCCTTTACGGACGATGAAGAGGGCCTCACATACTTCAAGTTAGAAGCACTGCTTAAATACCTGCGTAACCAAAAGTTCGACAGTTACAGTCGTGGTCAGATTCAAGAGCGGTTAAAAGAACTGAACGACAATGGCACAGCCAATGGATTAAAAAGGTTTACCACTACAAAAGGGGATACCAAACCCCTTCGGGTGTGGTGGGTGCCAGCGTTCAATGCCGAGGTCCAAGTACCAAGTATCGAACTTGAAAGTGAGGTGCCGTTCTAATGCAGACAACAATTTTTGGGCCACCAGGCACAGGCAAAACAACTAAGCTTATATCTATCGTCAAGCAGGAACTTGAAGATGGCACAAGGCCAGAGGACATAGCGTTTGTGTCCTTCAGTCGTAAGGCAGCGGACGAAGCCCGAACTCGTGCTTCATCTGCGTTGAACATGAACCCAGATGAAATGGTTTGGTTTCGTACACTTCATTCACTTGCGTTTCAGTTTTTAGGTATTGGTACTAAGCAGGTACTTAGGGGCACAGACTTCAGACAGCTTGGCGATATACTAGGGTTGGAGTTTTCTTCCAACTCTTCTTTGAACATGGCGGATGGGCAACTCTTCTCACCGGGCAAGGGTGGAGATGCTTATCTGTCCATGATTCAGTTGGCTAGGGTTCGTGAGATTAGTATTGAGCAACAGTTCAATGACACCAACGACAGGCGGTTACACTATCAACAACTGAAGCTGGTAGATGAAGTATTGCGAGACTACAAACGTGATACAAACAAGCTGGATTTCGTGGACATGATTGATCGTTTTATAGTAGAGGAACAAGCTCCAAAGTTGGAGGTCCTGATTGTCGA